CTGGATGAATATCAAATCATGTCATATGATTTCTCGGCTGGAAATACCGCACCGGGGCCATCGACGCCTGTCTGGTGGCTCTTGGAAGTCCTGGATCATGTTAAAAACGTATTGCCTACGGATCGGACATTCATCGGAAATGCGGCATACGGTCGCCGGTGGTCTTTGAATCGTGACCGTTTGGGTACTGCGATTGCTTATTGGCAGTTGCTTCAATGGCAAAACGGATTATATAAGCATAATGCCGGGGAAAGGAACGACCAGGGCGAGTTTATCTGGTTTGACCAGTCGTTTATCCCTTATTGCGGCTTCCATGATGAGGAGTCCGGCTATCAATACACCTTTTTGCATTGTTACGATCGTTTTCAGGCTCGCTTTGCTCGTCTGTTGCCTTACAATAACAGTCAAGTGGTTTATCGGGGGACTTATCGAAACGCGGAGTACATCACCAGCTATTCCAAACACCAACGGGCCAAATTTACCGGGATTCAAAGGGTATTGACCGAGGCGACCTCGACCTCTGGACATATCAGCGATGCTCATTCTGTTTGGGAACCTAAGGATGATCTGCCTGGTTATACCTTTTATGGTTACAATACGTTACCTGGCCAGTATCTTTACGACGAAGCGACGAATTCGTGCGTCCGGGCCAGCGGTGCTATTGGTCAGGATGGGCGTGTCACTTATTCGTTTTCTTTATCAACGCCTGGAACGTATCGCCTGGTAGCGACGGTATATTTTCCTTATCTGAATTGCCGCATTCCTATTAACGTGAATGGGGTTGATTATGTCATTGGCGAGGATATTCCGGATTGGTATCCGTTTTTCGTCAATCCATCCCATCACTTTTTCGATTGCGGCACTTTTTCGTTTGGCACATCAAATACGATTACAGTTGGTGTTACTCAAGATTCAGCTCAAATCATGGGGTTTGTAATCTGTCGGGATTTTGAACATGGAATGTCCGGAGGAGAAGTTGAATATAACGTTAATCTTCAAGTTCCCAAAAAGAGAGGATCCGTTGTTGATGGTGTTGTTACGAAAGTGGACGCAGATATGCCGGATGAAGTAACGCTGACTGCTGAATTAATCCGTCGCCATCCAAGACCGGCGATTTTTTGGGAAGACTTGTTTGGTCCTTTTGCTGATCAAGAAGTGGAGAATTTGACGGAAACGAATTATTACCAGAGGGCGATTACCGGTTTCCGGGCACCAAATGGACCATATCCGGTTGATGGGGCTTGTCGTGGTCCACTTCAAAATATCGGTTATTCAAATGGAACATGGCGGCCAGTTGCCGCGTCTGGCGGTGATGAAGCTCATGTTTATTGTGATGCTCGGAATAGTTCGGCACAGCTTGTGTTAAATCGTGAGTTCTCCTTCAACGCTCATATTGAGGCTGACATTCGAGCCTTGGATTCAAATGCGATTTATGGAATTCGTTTTTACGCGAGAAATCCTGGAACGGTCGGAAATGGTTATATTGCACAGCTTAACTATCGCAATCGAACAGTTCGACTGGTTTACGAAAGCGGCGGATCCAGTCAGGTCTTGGCGACTGCGGCCATGTCGGAAACGTTGGCTAACGGCCTAGGAAGTCGCCATACTCTCACCGTTCGTGTTCACAATGGTCGCATAAAAATTCTGGTCGGTGCTGTCGAATATATCAATTATTCCGGTTCTTTACCTGGTTCTTTGTCTAGGGGTGCTCATGGCGTTTATGCAAATGGTACAAGAATACGTTGCTATCGCCTGCACATTGCTACAAACGACCGTTATGAACCGATGGAGAAAGTGTCAGCGATTGTTGATGGGCGGGAATATGTTGCTTTAGAAGAGGACCGTCCTTATTCGTATGATGAATTGGGCTATTTAGTATACAGCGGGTTTAATCCGGATGAAGGCCTGGATATTGACATTGACAATGATTACGATAACTTTCCGATTGTCAATATTCCGTCCTGGGTTGGTGAAAAAAACATCAGGATCCGGTTAGTTGACGCCGGCGTTTGGTTGAGAAATTTTTACGTCGGTGATGGGGAGGAATATTCAATTGCCTGGAATAGTGACCTGGAAGGGTTTATAACGACTCTTGGTTTTATAAAAAATTATGGTTGTAAAGGTGTAGCCATGTGGACCGTCGGGCAGGAAGATCCGCGCGTGTTCACATATTTGCCAACTCCTGAATGATAGATGGCAGAAAGGAAGAGTATTGGTGGAACAATGGTATTCGAACAAAGAACTATTCGAACAAATTATGAAGATGAGAGATGAGATTATTAGTCTACGCTCTGAAATGAAAGAAACCAGAGACATCATCAGAAAATACAACGGGTTGCGAGAAGAACTGTACAACATTGAAAGCGAAATTGAGAAACTTAAAGCAGCTGAAAGCGGCAAGACAACCGTTTTAGATGCCATTCGAGAATGGGGCGGTTGGATTGTCGCTATTTTAATGCTTATCGTGAACATCATTCAAAATTGAAAGGAGGTGAGAGTATGAATTGGAAGGGTGTTACAAAAAGTACTTGGATTAGAATTATCACTTTATTTTTGGTATTAATCAACCAAGTATCAATCTCTTTTTTTCATTTTCAATTGCTGCCTTTTACTGATGAAGAAATTTATGAAGGCGTTTCAGTTGTGTTGACAGTCATTGTTTCCATGTGGACTGCATGGAAGAATAATAGCCTCACAAAAAAAGCGCAACAAGCAGATCATTATTTGGAATCTTTTAAGTAAAGGGAAATCGGAAAGGGGGAATAAAATCATGCCTTTTATAAAAACTGACGCGACATATTATGGACCTAAAGCAAAATACATTGAGGTTTATGCAAATTGTACGCCATACAATGGGAACGCACATCTTTATGCAGGTGTATACCTAGTTCGAGGTACGACAGGGCGAATAGTTGTACACAATAAAGTTGTAGGAATAAATGGGCATATGGATTTTAGAAATAACATAAGAATATATCCTACCGATGAAAGAGGAACATACTACGTAAAGGTTGAATGGTACAGTGCATCAGGTAAGTTACTTTATTCTGCACAGAAGACTATTTACTTGGTAAAATAAAAAATTATTGATCCCCTAAAAATCATTTGGTATGATATTTCCAAATGGTTATAGGGGGATTTTTCCATGAAAAATTTATTGTTTATTATGGGAATCGCATTTAACTTCATGATGTTTAATATAAGTTCAGATGAAGTTAAAAGTTATAAAACTGAAGATAGTACGGCGGAAGAACAGGATTTGTCAGACATATTTAAAAATGATTCTTACGCATTCGCTCTATCCCTCCAATACGTTGATTATGAAGATAAAGTCGTATTTAAAAACGAACAAATAGCAAAGCAACGTTTGAAGAATGTTCAAAAGTATTTAGATGATCTGACAGATCATGGCACAAGTTTCCATGCAGTTGAGAACTTAGAGATTAATGATAAATGGCAGAAGCTTGTGGAGGATGTTGCTTATCTAAAATATTATGGATTTGATGAATCAGAAATTTTGAATGATTTAAATATTGCGGGGGCCTTAATACTACAGGCAGAAAATTACTATGATAAACCTTCTTTAAGCTATCTCTATCAAATTTTTACAGATTTAAATTCCGCTATAAACGGAGAAAAAGTTAAATATAATGTAACTCGTACATTTAGCCCAGAATCTCAATTTAAAAGGGTTAGTCTTTATTTAGCCTCAAAGAAATGATAGTCAAGAATGTTTTTTGATCCAGAAAAGAGCAATCGTGTTTGGTTGCTCTTTTTTATTTTTTTTCATAAGGAGATGATTAAATGGAATTCATCAAACAAATCGCTCCGCACGCTCAAAAAATTCAAGAGAAGTACAAAATTCTTGCATCGCTTGTGATTGCGCAAGCGTGTTTGGAAAGCAACTTTGGCCAAAGTGGATTAGCTCAAAATGGGAAAAACCTTTTCGGAATCAAAGGAAGTTACAACGGTCAGTCGGTAACGATGAAAACGACTGAATATCGCAACGGCAAGCCATACAAAACGGATGCCGCATTTCGGAAGTATCCTTCATGGGTAGAGAGCCTGGAAGATTTAGCACAGCTCTACACAAACGGTGTTTCTTGGGATAAAAACAAATACAAGTCAATTATCGGTGAAACGAACTATGTGACTGCATGCAAAAAGGTCCAAGAGTGCGGATACGCAACCGATCCAAACTATGCAGCAAAGTTAATCCGAATCATTGAAAAATATGAGCTGCACAAATACGATAAAGTTGGAAATAAAAAGCCGACAAAACCTGAAGCTGCAGCGAAAAAAGAAGAACATCAAGTTTATACAGTCAAAAAAGGCGATACCCTTTCAGAAATTGCTCAAAAATATGGAACGACTGTTAATGAATTGGTTAAACTGAACAACATTAAAAACCCAAATTTGATCATCACCGGGCAAGTATTAAAAGTGCCTGCTAAAACAGAAAAAGATGAGTATTACGCTGTAAAGAAGGGTGATACCCTAACTAAAATTGCAAAGAAGTACGAAACAACCGTGCAAAATTTAGTGAAGCTCAATAATATCAAAAATCCAGACTTGATTCTTGTCGGGCAAAAGTTGCGTGTGAGGTAAAAAAGTACGACCGAAAAGGCCGTGCTTTTTTACCTGCTTTTCTTGATGTAATCGGAAGAATTAAAGGGGACAAATTGGGGGCAAAAGCTATTTGGAGGGCATAAAATTCACTCGGATTTACGCTAAGATGAAAAAGAAAAACCCTTGATTTTCAAGGGTTTTAAAAATTAGCAACAATTCACAAGATAAATGTTATAATTTATGAGGAATTGAAACTTGCAGTAGCATTACGACGCTAATATTTTGAAGAAATAGTCGTGTACGAAACACCCCATTTTTAACTAAGCTGCCTTGTATGCGAATGCTCTGCAGTCGCAGGGATAATCACAGCTCATCAACAACATCACTATTACTTGACTGTTATACGAATACAGCTCTATTTGGAACTTCAATTACACCTTTATAGTTTTTTGTATTTTCCAATCTGGAAGTAAAGCTAAGTCAATTTTAGTCTATATCCTATTGACTGTCTGAGGGGTTATAGCAAATGTTCCACCTGGATCAGCATGGCCACCAAAAAACTATTTTAAGAAAAAGATAGACTAAGAGTAACTATATCCAAAACTCGGGGGTTAATCCGATCTTTTTAAAATATTATAAAAAAGATGCCGAACATAGTTTTGTCGGAAGCGGAAACCTTAAACCAGAAGATCAAGAAAAGCGCGAACTTCAAAAGCGCATTCGGAATCTGGAGGAGGAAAACACCATCTTAAAAAAGGCCATGAGCATCTTCGCCAAAAACCAGAAGTAATTTATGAATTCCTTCATACGCATAGAAAGAAGTTTCGTGTGGCGAAGATGTGCGAAGTCCTAGGTGTTTCAAGCAGTGGATATTATGCATGGGTCAAACGCCCAGAAAGTCAACACAAACAGAGACGAGAAGCGCTGAAAAAGCAAATCAAAAAGATTCACATCGAGTCAAGAGAAACGTATGGCAGTCCAAAAATCACAAAAATCCTTCAGATGCAAGGGGCTGAGGACGGTCGCCAGAATCATGAAAGATGGTGATATTCGTTCAAAAACAAAGAAAAAATATAAGGCAACCACGAACTCGAAGCATCATTGGCTGGTGTATCCGAACTTATTAAATCAGCAGTTTGAAGCAGATGAGCCGAATCAAGTATGGGTGGCGGATATTACGTATATTTGGACGAAAGAAGGCTGGTTGTACTTAGCCTCCATCATGGATTTGTTTACTCGTAAAATCGCAGGCTGGTATCTTTCTGAGCGTATGACAAAGGAGTTATCGGTCCATCCATCAGCGAAGTCCTCAGCCTGGTCTGATTCACCATTCGGACCAAGGGGGCCAGCATGCATCGAATGAATACCAAACCATGTTGAGGCAATACGGCATACAGACGAGCATGAGTCGAAAGGGAAACTGTTATGACAACGCATGTGCCGAATCGTTTCACAGCATCATGAAAAAAGAACTCATTTTCCACGAAACCTTTACGACAAGGGAAGAAGCGAAACAACGGATTTTGAATACATTGAGTATTTTTATAATGCCGAGCGAATTCATTCCGCTAATGAGTACATGTCCCCGATCCGGCAAGGCAAAAAGCAGCAACGTTTCTCACCATAAGTTACGATATATGGGACATCTTTCCTCTTGAGAAGAGGAATGGTTTACCAAACCGTTCTCCTTCTCAAGAGGCCACCAAACGAAGTGCGGTAGTAGGATTTTAAATTTTTCTCGATTTTACGTGTCTATTTTCTTGACATAATACCATTTGACCCTTATGAGTCAGAGCCTTATTCCCGTATAAAATACCTATATTTAGATTACTTTAACTTCTAAAAAGTCACATCCTGTTATATTATTTTTCTTTATTAGTTCTCTAAGTTCTTCTGATATGAATATTGGAATTTCATCACCCTTGAGTTTAATAATATGCTTTGATTGTATCGCCTCCTTACATAAAGCATATTTTTTTATACTATATATACTTTCACCATCAAGTTCAAATACACTATAATCTGAATTTTCTAAGTTTAATGCATCGACAACATTCAAAATGTTAGCTACCGAAAAACCTTTTAAAATTTTGTTTTCACCTTTAATCACTACATTTATAGGCAGATATTGTATACCATCATCTACTTTCTCTAAAATCGCTTTAAATCTTTCAGAAACTATAAACCACCCTAAATTGTTTGCTAAATAATCTGTTAATCTTTCTCCTTCTTTAGGGTCAAAGTAAAAGGTGATTTCGCTATTCCAATTATGAATATACTTACCTTCCGATAATTCATATTGTTCAAATCCCTTTGTATCTATACAGTATGCTACTACATCTCTATCATCACTATCATCCATTAGCAACTTATAAAATCTCATTATTTCTTCCTCCAATAATCTTTATAAAGCATCTCCGGGTTCTTTCTAATTTCCTGTTTTACTTGTTCGAATAATCTTAAAAATTTCCTTTTATCCCCCTTAGCTATTTTATCAAAAGTTCTAATATTGCTTAACACATACTCGTGATAAGCATTTGGATGTCTTCCCTGATGAGGTAGTAATTCTATATTCCAAACGTCATCCAAATCTAGTCCATATTTTTTCGTTATAGCCTCTATTTGTGGAGTATATTTTTTACTTTTATTAGTAGCATAATGATGTTTTTGTAAAGGTTTACCTGCACC